TTAAAGAAAAAATTTCCTTGGGCTAAAAGAGTACATGGTGTAAAAGGATTAGATGCGGCTCATAAAGCCTGTGCAGATGTATCTGATGCAGAAAGATTTGTTACAATAGACGGAGATACTATTGTAGATAAAGATTTCCTTGATGTAGAAATAGATTTAAAAGCATTAGGCGTTGACAATACGTATATGTTTAGTTGGTGTGGTAACATTGACTTAAATGGATTGAAATATGGCAATGGTAGTTTAAAATTATGGACAAAAGACTTTGTTAAAAATATGAAAACTCATGAAAACCATGATGGTAAAGATAAAAATTCAGTAGAGTTTTGTCATTTTCCTAACTATTATCAGTTTAATGAAAATTATTCTACAAGTTATATTAATGCTAGTCCTTTACAAGCCTGGAGATCGGGTTTTAGAGAAGGAGTAAAGATGAGTATTGACAGAAATGCTAGAGCTACAAGATTAAAAGAGTTATGGTGGCAAAATTATCATAGATTGTTAGTGTGGATGTCTGTAGGTGCAGATGTAGAAAATGGATTATGGTCAATATACGGAGCAAGAATGGGCTGTTATAAAGTTGTTTGTACTGATTGGGATATAAATCAAGTAAGAGATTTTGAATATCTTTTATCTGAATGGCAACCAAACAAAATGGCAAGTACAGATCGTTTAGTTGCAAAGAATCCTAAACATTCTAATTTAAATGAAGCAGAATTAATGGCTGAAATAATAAAATTAGGACACGAAATTAGAAATAGAGAAGAAATAGATTTACCCGTATTACCTTTGTCAACAGAACAAAGTAAGTTTTTTAAATCTGTTTATATGAATAGTCCAAGAATTTTTAAAAAAAGGAAACTATAATGTATGATATTGTTTTTATAAGTTATAAAGAAGTTAATGCTGATAAGCACTTTAACAAATTATATGATAAGTTTCCTATAGTTCAAAGAGTAGATGGTGTTAAAGGTATACATCAAGCACATAAAGTAGCCGCAAGTAAATGTTTAACAAAAATGTTTTGGGTAGTTGATGGTGATGCTAAAGTATTAGATGATTTTGATTTTGATTTTATGCCTGAAAAAAGAAATGAAAATGTTGTACACGTTTGGAGAAGTAAGAATCCAGTTAATAATTTAGAATATGGATATGGTGGAGTAAAACTTTTGCCTCGTAGACTAACTTTAGAATTAGATGAAAACACAACTGATATGACAACTAGTATTAGTAATAGATTTAGAGCAATGGAACAAGTATCTAATGTTAGTATTTTCAATACAAATGAATTTAATACTTGGAAATCAGCATTTAGAGAGTGTGTAAAATTAAGTAGCAAAGTTATTGATAGAGGGGATGATAAAGAAACAGATAGTAGATTAAATGTATGGTGCACTGTAGGTAAAGATAAACTTTATGGCGAATATGCAATTAAAGGAGCAATAGCAGGAAAAGAATATGGTTCTGCTAATAAAGGTAATCAAGAAAAATTAAAATTAATTAATAATTTTGAATGGCTAAAGGAACATTATGACAATACCATTTAATGATATAGTTAAATTTGGACAAAGAACTATGTTAGAACAAAACGTGTTTTCTGTTAGCTGGATTCTTGGAAGATTTTGCAATTATGATTGTAGCTATTGTTGGCCTTATGCTAAAAGTAAAGTTTTAGATCATAGACCATTAGAACAATATCAAAATACTATGAAAGAAATTAAAAAACAAGCAGGAGAAAATGGATTTAGTAAATTTCATTTTAGTTTTAGTGGTGGCGAACCAACAACATATAAAGGTTTAATTCAATTATTAGAGTATTATGCAGATCCTACTAGTGAATACCTTAGTTGTCATATGACTAGTAATTGTAGTCCTGGACTTAAATGGTGGGGTCGTTGGTTAGATGCAACTTACCCTTTAGATCGTAGAGGTATTACAGCAAGTTATCATGCAGAATTTTCTAATGAAGATGACTTTGGAAATAAATTAAAATTTTTACAAGAACGAGGTGTGCTAATAACAATTAATCAAGTTATGGTGCCCGATAGATGGGATGAATATTTTGATAGATGTAAAAGATTTAGAGATAAAGGGTTACACGTTACTCTTAAACCTCAAAGTGATACTACAGCAAGTTTTATTGTAGACGGATATACAGAAGAACAAATTAATATATTGCAAAATGAAATGGATCATGAAGCAAAACAATTAATATTGTTTGATAATTTAGGAAAACAATATGAATTAGATCAAGCAGAAAGACTTAATGCATTTGGATTTAATAAATTTAAAGGATGGAGTTGTCGTTCTGGTTATCAAAGTTGTATAATTAGAGAACCGGGCGGAGAAGTTAAAAGAGGTTATAGTTGTCATGATGAACCATTAGGAACTATTGAAGGTGGATTTAAATTGTTTAATAAACCTAAAGTTTGTATAACACCAACGTGTGTAAGTTCAGCAGATTCAAAAATACCAAAGGAAAAAAATTTAAATGAAACTAGACAATTATAAATGTATAGTAACAAAAGGTAAAAAAGAAGTAGTGTGGCATTATAGCCTACCATATAAAATGATATTAGAAGAAGTTGATCAACATTATAAAGAAGGTGCTGACGCAGTAGAATTAGAAATGATTACTCAACAAGAATTTGACGATTTACTACCAAAGGAAGAAAATGTATAATTATTCAGAAATAAAAGATGTGCATTTAGAAATTACTAGCAAATGTCAAGCTAGATGTCCTATGTGTCCTAGAAGAATAGGTGGAGGTCCTTTAAATCCATTAATACATCTTGTAGAAATTAATTTAGATACATTTAAAAAATGGTTTCCTACAGAATTTTTAATTCAACTAGATAGTTTATTCATGTGTGGTAATTTAGGAGATCCTATAATTGCACAAGACACATTAGAAATTTATGAGTATATTAGAAGTGTTAATCCAAAAATTAGATTAGCTATGCATACAAACGGTAGTGCTAGAGATACAAATTGGTGGCAAGGATTAGCTAAAGAAAAAGTAAAAACAACTTTTGGTATAGATGGTTTGGCAGACACTCATCATCTGTATCGTGTTTCTACTGATTGGGAAAAAATAATTACAAATGCAAAAACATTTATTAAAGCAGGCGGCTTTGCAAAATGGCATATGTTGGTTTTTAAACATAACGAACATCAAGTAGAAGAATGCCAAGCAATGAGTAGGGAATTAGGTTTTAAATCTTTCAGTTATAAACACACATCAAGATTTAAAAGTGATAAATTTCATGCTATAGATGACATGGGAAGGACAACGCACATATTAGAACCAAGTAAAAAAAGTTTTGAAATGATAGATAAAATGAAAGAAGCAAAAATAACTTCTTGCATCATAGATTGTAAAGCTAAAAAATATAATCAAATATATATTTCAGCAGATGGTACTGTTAGTCCTTGTTGCTGGTTAGATTTGCAATGGACATTACCTACACAAGATTCAAGAGTAGATTACATGGATCAAATAGGAGAATTTACTAATTTGCATAATAAATCTTTAAAAGAAATTTTTGATTCGCAATTTTTTAGAAAAATTGAAGATACTTGGGCAGATAAACCTTTAATGGAATGTTCAAAACAATGTGGAAAATTTGATAGATTAGGAGAACAATTTGAAACTCAATATTAAAGATGTGCTGTACTGGATGGATGCTATCCGAGGTTCTGATGACAAATATAAAACGTTAGAAAGTTTTTGGAAAGGACAAATATCTAGTAAAGTTTGGTTAATAGAACAACTTAACGAAATAATTAGACCTGTTAATGCAAATGTTCTTGTATGTGGGGGTTGGTATGGAGTAATGGCTACATTATTATTTAATAGTAATATTAAAGTCAATAATGTTAGAAGTATAGACATTGATCCTGGATGTAAACCAATTGCACTCAATATGAACAAACATTATGAAATTAATGGAAAGTTTAAAGCAGAGACTTGTAATATGTTAGATTTTAAAAACTATAATGACTATGATATGATTATTAATACAGTGTGTGAACATATGGCTTGGGATGATTATTATAAATGGTTGGATAAAATTCCTAAAGATAGATTAATAATTTTACAAAGTAATAATTTTAAAGAACATAATGAACATATTAGTTGTGTATCTTCAGAAGAAGATTTTAAAAAGAAATGTGGATTAACTAATATTTTGTATTCAGGTACATTAGAGTTACCTAAATATGAAAGATATATGGTGATAGGAAATAAAAATGTCTGAACAAGTAACACAAGAAGTTATTAATAAATTTATTACTCGTAAATTAGGATGGTTACGATTAGATATAGATTTTCCTGAAATAGAAAAAGAATTAGTTAATGTAGAACCTTATTATGTAGAACACAGAGAAGGAGAAAAACATAAAGGTTGGGAAAGTTGTTGTTTACATGGTTTAGATATAGATAAAACATTGGTAGCAAAAGAATATGGTTATAAAGATGAACTAAATGCTCCTTATAAATGGACAAAATTAAAAAAATTATGTCCTGTAACTACAAAATTTTGGGAGGAGTTTCCTGCGGAAAGATATTCTAGAATAAGATTTATGAAATTGCGTCCTGGAGGTACAGTATCTATTCATAATGATCATCCAGGAACTGTAATACCTAAAGATTTAATGAATCATCTTATACCAATTAATGTAGCTGTTCAACATCCAGCGGAGTGTGTTATGCATATAGAAGATCATGGACACGTACCGTTTAAAGATAAAAGAATTTATATGGTTAATATTTTAAAAAATCATATGGTTACTAATAATTCTATGATAGATAGAATTCATATGATTGCTCAAGTACACGTAGGAAACAAAAGAAAAGAATTTACAGATTTAATAACAAGGAGTTGGGACAAGTATGGCGTACAAATTTGAAGCATTAACAAAAGAGAAATCTAAAATTGTGTTTATTTGTATGGACACAATGTATAAGATCCAAAGAACTTGGACTAAAGAATTAATTAAAAATATTGCAGATTATCAAGTGCAAAATATTACTAGTAGTGGTTATGATTTATTAACTGCAATAACAGAAGAAAATGGTCTAAAACAATGTGAAAAAGATTATACTCACGCAGTAGTTTATACAGTAGATACAGAATTTGAAGGGGATAAATTTTTTACATATTTAGAAGAATTAGTTAAAACAGATTTCTTTATAGCAGGACATATATTAGATAGAAAAGAAGGATATTATGAACTTCACGAACAATGTTATGTTATTAACTTAAAAAAATGGGTAGAATATGATTATCCAGATATAGGTGCAGAAGTAGAAAACGAAAAACACTTAAAAGCAGTACCTATTAGAAGTGAAGAAAATTATCATGATAATCATACACCACTTTGGATTAAACCTGGTAAAGAAATGATAGAGTATAAAGATAAATGGCATGGTTGGAATATACTTAATGTTGCTTTAGATAATGATGAGGATATAGTAATATTTGATCAAAAAGTAAGAGATAGTAAAAAATGTTATTATGCTGAATATGATTCAGACTTTCAAGAAAATAGTCAAAGAATATATCAAAAATATAATTTTGCCGCGAACAGACTTTATTATCCTACTAATACAGAAAAATTACAAGACGTTAATATAAAAGGACCTATTTCGCAATTAATTGTTCCTGCTAGTGGATTTAATTGGTTGTTATATTTAGACAAGTATGGACATGATGAAAATACAGAAGTTATATTTTATGATTATAATCCTAATGCATTATGGTATATGAAAGAAACAATTAATAAATTTAATGGACATGATTATCATAAATTCTTAAAAGGTCTTATAAAAGATAAAGCACCTGACTGGTTTCAAAGTAAACAAGAAATTGTTACTAGGTTTAGTAAAGTTGCTAAACTGTGGCATTTAAAAGATGATATAAAAACGAAATTTATTCAATGTGATTTATTAAATGAATTCAATATAGATATTAATAATGATGAAAATACAATTTTTAATATTAGTAATATTTTTGCATACGAACCTACAGTAGCTTTTATTACTGCTAAACAAAGATTAGAAAAAGAAAACAAATTATTGCGTATATTAAAAGAGAAAAGTCCTAAAATACAATTAGTAGTTTCTGTTCATGCTTGGGATGGTTTGTCAGAATACAAACGACATTCAGGACCGGTAGAAAAATTTGATGAAATGGATCTTGAAGATTTAAAAGCACCGTTATGGAGATTTGGTGAAGATTGGAAAAATTTAGATGAAAAATAAAAGTTGTACGTTTTGTATGCACCCTTTTACAGGTCTTGCTACTAGAGAAGATGGCGCAATTAAAGTATGTTGCAGAAGTCTTCCTATTGGTAATATTAAAAATGAAACTTTAGAAGAAGCGTGGAATGGTGAAAAAATGCGTGAAGTTAGACGTCAAGTATTAAGCGATGAACGTCCTGACGTATGTAAACCGTGCTTTGATTTAGAAGATCAAGGAGTACAAAGTTTAAGACAAAGACATATTGCAAATAATATA